GAGAGCTCCACTTTCTACATTAACCATTAAATCGTTTGCTGTTCCTGAAGCTGCTAAAGCTGTATTTGCTACAGCAGTTCCCATAGCTACATCTAAAGTATCATCACTAGATACAGCCACTCCTTGCATTGCAAATTGTACTGTACCAGTATTAGTTCCTGTGCAAGACCAAAAAGTTTGGAAAGTTACTGTTCCTTCATTCCAAGATTTTGGAAAAGCTACCGCAAATTGTGCATATTCATCTGAAGATGCATCAAAAGGTAAAGCTTTAACTTCAGGTCTTTGTGCTGTTAATTCTGTTTGAGCTAATGAACCACATCCATTTGATGTAGCAGGATACATTGCAACCGCAGGAATCCATATAGTTTCTTTTCCTGCAATTTTAACTGCAGCAACTGTTCCACCACCGTCTTCAGCTTTAATAACTCCAGTTCCTTTTGTTACGAAAGAAATACCTACATTTGAATCATCTCCTGTTGCACTAATAATAGGGTCATTACCTGTTGCTGCATTAGCTAATGTAATTTCATTAACTGCAGAACTTGTAGCTGTTAAAAGAGCTAACTGATTACTGTTCGTATCTAAAATAGAAGTTCCTATTATAGGAGATGTTAAAGTTTTGTTTGTTAAAGTTTGTGTACCAGCAGTAGTAACAAATCCTAAATCAACTATATTTGGATTAGATCCTGACCCTGTACCATAAACTATTTTAGAAGATGTATCACCACCTGTAAATGCAACACTAGATCCTGTACCAGTCACATATTTAAATGTTACTGCTTGTGATCCTGTTGTAGAATTTTTAAGAACATACATTTGTTGTACGTCAATTGGAATAGTAACATTTCTAGACCCAGTTAAGGCTCCTGTTAAATCAATTACTCTATGAGCAAGAGTTGCTCCAGTTCCACCATCCGTAACGGATAAAGTTGTATCTCCAGAATCAGATACTGCTTGCGTAGTATAACCACCAGCGTATTGTTCAATAATTTCTAAGTTTGTATTGGTTTTTGTTCCCCATGTACCGGCATTTTCACCGGTTGCCATTTTTTCAACACCCAAAGGTGTGTATGTTGAAGCCATAATTTATCTCCTGCTTAAGTTGTTATTTTTAATTTGTTTTATACCTAATGTCAACATTATATATTACTATTATTACGGTGTTGTAACTTTACTCCAACTACCGCCCTGAGTAGCTGTTCTTTTGCTCCAACTACCACCTTGTGTTGGAGTTACTTTTTTCCATGCTATTGGACCAGCAACCTGTCCTACACTAATTGTAGCAGAAACACCAGTTAATCCCATAGTCATTTCTGTTGGCGAAATAGAGCCAACTCCACTAGTTAAAGCGGATGAAGATAATCCTACAGCCATATCAGGTGGTGTAATAGCACCAACTGAAGAAGTTGCTCCTACTCCAGTTATATTAAATATTTGTGCGTCATTAATTGTTGGTGTACCTAGACTTGAAGTAGCACCTACTCCTGTTAATCCCATTACATCTGCTGGTGTAATAGCTCCTACAGAAGCAGTAGTTCCTTGACCTGTTAAACCTATTTCCATTTCATTTGGAGTAATTGCTCCTATTGAAGATGTTGCACTTACTCCACTTAATGAAACAGTTGGTGATAATACAATTGTTGGTGTACCTAGACTTGAAGTAGCACCTACTCCTGTTAATCCCATTACATCTGCTGCTACTAAATAATACTCGCCACCCCAACCAGTCGATTCAGATCCCCAAGTTTGATAACCAAAACCTACATTTGGAAGAGACGCCGTAAGACCATCAGGAGCGGTTAAAGCAACTGTTGCAGTATTTTGTCCCCAATCATTATCTCCCCATGTATTACGGCCCCAACCACTTGTTGATTGAGCATATGCTAATTCTCCTAAAGAAGCAGTTAAACCTAATCCTGTTATATTTACTACTGGGTTATCACTATCTCCCCAAGGTTCTTCACCATATTCCGCTCTACCCCAACCTTGTGCTGATGAAGCAACGGGTTCACCTACTGAAACAGTAGCTGAAAGTCCTGTTAAAGTAATAGCTAATCCACTTTCACCCCAATTTTCAGTTCCATAAGAATCTGATCCCCAACCTTGTTCAGGAAAAGCACTTACATCTCCAACAGAAGAAGTTAAACCTAAACCAGTTAAAGATGCATCAACTTCGTTTTGATTACCCCATTGATTATCACCCCATGAACGCATTCCATAAGAAGCAGCTGTTGGAGTATTTGCTTGACCACCCATTCCAGAATGATTTGCACAAAAATAATAAAGAGGATCAGGAGCAGCTGGATATTCTCCACCGTCTGCTACTTGAATTTGAACATAAGCACCAGAATCACCGGGTGTTCCTACAGTATCAACTCCTGTTGTATAAAGAGAGCCGCCTGAATGAGTGCCGTCTGATGTTGTACTGAATCTTAATGGATGAGTAGAATTAGAACTATCTGATTGATCAAATTTATATAGACCACCTTCGGCTATATTTATAGTTGGTTGTTGAACACTATCAATAAAATATTTACCATCACTAACCGTGACGGTGAATGTTCTTACGTAGGCCATAAGGACTTACCTCCTTATGCTATACGAATTATCGCTGTAGTTGCTGCTGCTGCTGGAAACTGAACTGTGAAAGTTCCGCTTGATACAGTTTTATCACCACCAAATGCCACCGCACAAACTGCTGCGTCTGTAGAATGTGAATCATTAAAAATCAAACATCCATTAGCTGTGAAAGAAGCTGATGTCCAAGAGACATCTGCAAAATCACAAACTGCAGTTGATGAATCTAAAGTTGGTGTAACACTTGTTAATGCTTTTCCTTTTGCAGAATAAGCAGTTCCTGAAGTGTTTGTTATTTCATTTGTGCTTGAGTAAGCTGTAGTAGATGCTCCTAAAGTTGCAGAGCTAGTGTATAAAGCTAAGTTAAAAGTATTTCCAGTTGAAGCTGTAAAATTATGTTCTGCTTCTAAAATTTCTTGCTTAAAGCTATTACAAATTGCCGATGTTATTGCCATAGTTATCTCCTAATTACTGATTCGCAGATTCAATTGGTATACGGACAGTACCGTCTGTATAATCATCTCTTCTACGTCTCCCAATTTGCACACTTGCAAATTTTTCTAGTTCTTGTTTATACTTTTGTTCATATAATGTCAACATATCCATTGGACCTTTTAAAAATCCATATGCCTCTACCAGACAAGCATATAATAATAATTGAGGGTAATTCAGACTAATATAATTAGTAACATTCCCTGATTCCAAAGTATCTGGAGCAACATTTCCATGAATATTTATTAAATAATTAGCATCAGGAGTAGGTGCCATTATAATATTTCCTGAAGTAGTTGATCCATCTCCAGTTGCTCCTCCAAACATTGCATAATATTTAGGTAATGCGGTTACATCTTGACCAGTTTGAGACCCTTCAGGACCTGTTAATTTTCCCACATATTCATTTATAAAAGTTCTATCTCTTTTTTGAAGCCAAGTACTTTGACCTGTTCTACTAGATGTAGAATTAAAAACTTGAACTCCTCTTACAAAGAGCATTCCAGTAGGTACCCTAACAGTATTAACATCTGCTGCTAAAGTTCCTTCATACTCAACTCTATCAGAATCAACTGGTACATCACCACTTATTCTATGTTGAGCATTTAAAATAAAATTTTCTAAAATATCTGTAGTAAATACAGTATCGTCTACTTCTGTGTAGCTTCTGATCATTGTAACTAATGTTGAATAACTAATTCCAGCCATAATTAATCCCTATCATTTACGGGTCCAATTGTACACTGAAAACCGCCCCCTGTTGCTGTGCTTGTAGCATTAGAAACCAATGGCACTGTTAATGAATTATATTGAGTTTCTGTTCCTGGAGGACTTACAGGTGTATAACTTGTTCCAACTGCTGTTGCTAAATAAGAACCAAATACTTTTGCTCCACTTGAATGTGATCCGGCTGTAGTACTAGGTGGTGTTAATCCTTTATAAGGTGCTGAACTACCTCTTGTACATCCTGTTAAATCATGAGTAGATTTTCCTGTATATTTTATAACTTCATTTTGATAAGTTCCAACAAGAAGTGGATTACTTGTATCACTTGAAGTCAATACTTTTCTAATCATAATATATCCAGATGTAGGAAATTCACTTGCATCAGTTAAAGTAATTGTAGTAGCTGAATCAGATATTGCTCCATTCAATGTAGTGGTTAATTCTAAAGTTGCTATCGCAACTCCTCCAACAGGTTGTTTAAGCTCTCTGAATGTTACATAAGTTGTTCCTTCATTAAAATCATTACTTGGAAATGAAACACTTAAACTTTTTGAAGCAGCCGTAGTTGTAAAAGGATTATCGGGTAAAAGATCTTGTACTGCAAATTCTACTCTTGCTGGTTTAGCATGTGCTAAAGCTTGTGCATCTGCTCCGTGTGGTCTTGGATCTATTTGTGGTTGCTTAGGCTCATATTCAGAATTATGTACCCACGCACCATTCCATTCTTGAACCATTTCTCTATATGGAAATGCTGCTCCAGAACGATCTGAAATCATTAATGCATATCTACCTTTAGAAAATTTTCCCATTATATATTTGGATAATAAGTTTTCGGTGTAATGTACGTACTCGCTGCTGATCCATCCTCCGCTAAAGCTCTTGCTAATTCATCTTCATATAATAATTTCATTTCTTGTGTTCTTTGTGGTGCAAATTTTTGAGACAAATAAAATGCTAAACCAGCTACCATACAAGGTATAAATCTGTAAGGAGCATCTACTGCGTTTGTATAAGCTCCAACATCTTGAAGTCTTGCTACATAGTAAATGCTAATATAATTATCTGCTGCTGTAGAATTAGCAGTTGGATAAATTGTAATTGTAGTACGGTCCACGAATCTCTGGACCCAAAATTGGCTTGGTGTGCTTTTAGTTAATTTATTTGAAAGAGCCGCATATGTATCACGACTAATTTTAGTTAAAGGTAAATCTGTTTGAGTAGTAGTATTATAATTAGTTCTATATGAAGCTGTCATAATATCAGCTATTCCATATATACCATCTGATGGTGCTGTTGTGGCACTTGTGCCATCTGCACTATCTCTGTAGAAAGCATATTCAGTTGTGCCTTCTGATAAATCAATATTAGTTTGGCCTATTTCCCAAAAATGAATTCCTCTATTTCCCCATTCTTGAAATAGAATATTTAAAGATCTTCTTGCACTATGTATTTGATGTCCTGCTGATCCTACTAAACCAATTCGTTCGTAAGCTTCAGAAATTATATCATCAATTGCAAGAGTCTTACCAAATGTGTATGAGCCAGATGTTGTATTTGCCATCTATGCTCCTATCCATAGAATATAGTAACTTTAGCTACGCCACTTAAAGTTGCATATCCACTTGTTCCGCAATAAAGCCCGTCACCTGGAATTGGAATGTATTGAGCTACATTTTCTCCTGCATTAGCAGCAGCGCCTTTAGGTGTATCAAAAACAGCAATTGAAGTTCCTGATGAACCACCATCTTTAATAGTAATAGTTCCTGCAGTGTA